GACAATACTACCCATCGTTCGAATATATTCCTTAAGATGTACGCTTACGTGTTAAATTCCATCCGTATTTCTTTGCGTATTCTTTCATAACTTGATATTGCGCACCAACATTACCTCTATCATTAGCTTCCGTGACACGTTTCTGTATTTCGTTTGCTTCACGATTATAACTAGACACATCACTTGCACTAGGGACTTTTCCTCCTTTCGTAAAACTAGAACGCTTTCTGTTTAAAGCTAGCACTTTCTCGTTTATTCGATTTCGTATTCCGCTCTTTGAAAGATACTCTGTCTGTTTTTGCTGAAGGGTTCGTCTCCATTGCGAATTTTTCTTACCAAAAACATCCCATGCATCCGATTCTGAAAGTCCCCACCCTTTACTTGGTCTCTTCAAAGAATACGTATAATTCTTTGTAACTGCTCGAATCTCGGAAGCGTTATGTGCTATAATTGTAAAAATGTCAGCTCCAGACAAAATTGTGCCAACTCTTCCAGCTATAGTATCTCCAATACCTCTATTAGGATGGTTGTGAGTAATGATGGCATCTTTGTAGTTATAGCCAAAAGGTAATTGCGTACTATGTGCCTTTCCTGTTTGGGAATGCGCTATTTCTTTTCCGTCCTTATTAAAGGCATAAATACGTTCCGTCTTTAGCTTTCTAATCTTAGCTTCAGTGTCAGACAAAGCCGCATCCAACCCACGGCTATGTCCGGCATTGATTTGCCTATCCGCTCTTTCGCCTCGTTGAGGTCTGCCTCTATATCCTCTATCTGCCATATATAAATCTCCTTTTTTATTTGCAAAGATACAAAATTTGCAAGGGAGTACCTACATATCAAAGGTTTACAACTTCACTTATCTATATTGTGCAATCATTCTTTATCTTTGTTGTATTTAACCTCAAAACCAATCATCGTTTGTTTCACAAAAACAGCCTTGCAAGCCAATAGCTTACCACTTTTGGATAATTCTTTATCCTTGTACCTAATATCATACTTGCCCATATGATAATCGTAGCAAGCATCAATACAGCTCTCTACAAGCTCCTTCTCTGCTTCGAAATATGGCATTTCCTTCTTGCTCACTTTCGCAAGCCACCCACCACCTTGTATTAGGTCGAATATTCTTGAATACCCATCACGCAAGCCATTGCAATATGCGTCATAAAACTGCACTTTCTGAAGAGGAACTTTTGTACCTTGTTCCAACAACTTGACAGCCAACGCCCTAGCCTCATCATCTTGGCTCTGCTCTAGAATCTTCATTGCATGGTTTACAACTTTTCTTTCCTGTTCCGTCATGTTATTTAGAATTTAAGTTTTTCAGAAAGCTCAATCTGCCTTCTACTTGTGTAAATGTGTCATCCAACTCATCATCACTCATAGAGGAATAGAAAGTATAACTGTATGGACGCATAGTAAATCCATCAATCAAGAAGACAGAGAACCACATAATGCGCTTTACACTACATTGTTTCAGATTAACTTCTAATGCTCCTTGCTCTACTTTTACGACAATATTATTGGTTGATTTAATGCTTAACGCCTTACCTAAAACATCATTATATACTTCATTCATTACTCTTCTCTTTAAATCCTACATATCTCTTCATTTCACTATAAGCTCTCTTCATAGCCTCAGCCGGAGAAAGATTATACTTTTTCTCAATATCGCTTGTTATATCCGCAAGATGCTTTCCAAACAACTCTTCAATATAAGAGTCATCTTTCATCCGCTGAATACCCCTTGCATATATCTTAGCCTTATCCATGCCCCATTCCAATCCCATTTCGTGAATAAAGTCATCCAATTGCATAAGGCTTTTCTTTCCGAAGTTTCGGAATTTTATCATATCGAGCTTGGAATATTGTACCAAGTCTCCAATAGTATCTATGTCGGCTGCCTTTGTCACATTAAGGACACGAACTGGTAAATTACAATTAACTAATCTGATGGAGAACAATGAAGTGGGAACATCTTCAGGTTGTTCTTCTTCTTTTTTACCTTCTTGCATAATAAACTGCATTTTTACATTCTTAATTTCCTCTTTCAAGGAATTGTTCTCCAGCTTCAAGTCTACAAGTTCTTCAATCGCATAGTTGAACTTCCGGATAGCCTTAATAACAATCTGGCGCACCCTTTCTCTTGAAAGTTCAAAATTATCGGCTATATCACTAATTCGGTCTCCATTGAAAAATGCTTGCATAATCTTTTTCTCTCGTAATCCGTATTGTGCCGTTAACTCCAATAACATACAAAGTGAACTACCTATTTTGTCATAGCTGAAAGAAGAAACGTTCAACGCATCATGCATTAACATTTGTATCTTAGTATTTACCTTGCGCTCACTTGCCAACAACTCTTTCTGCTCTCTATCAAGTAAATCCTCTGAGATAGATAACATCTTGTATTTCTCGGAATACTTCTTAACATCATCTACATTCACCCAAAAGCGTTTACTGCTTTTATCATTGTAGCCACCAAGCAAGCCCTTGTTAACCCAGTTCGTAATCGTCTGAGGGTCAACACCTAAATAAGCAGCGGCATCATTTCTTGTCATTCTCTCCATACGAAACCCTTTCTTTTATTTTTTGTTCTTAAAATATTCACCATAGGCATTAATCAAATCTTTTTCAGTAATACCTCTTCTCAAACAATCATTAGCGAAATCTACTCGTACATTATCATTCCTTTGAACTTTATTGTATCGTTCTGAATACTCTTCAATTAAGTCCGCAACAACCATATACGCTTTAATTTGGGAGGTTTTAAGCATGTCAACACTAACAAAAGTTTTGCATATATTGATACCTCGCCTTTTGTCAATCTTTTGCAGATAAAGCCCCATACTTGTAGCAACAACCTTACTTGTATCATTCTTATAAATAAGTACCGTATAGCCTACTTCTCTTTCGATGTGAGCAAGCACCCTATTAATTGGCATGTTCTCTATTCCCAATGCTCGCTCGGCATATCTCCGCAAGAAATGAGGCGTATAACTGAACTGCTCTGCACTATTCTCTTCGTCCAACAAGGAAGTAGCACATACGTAATCGTTCGTTTCCTTGCAATAGATAAACATGTCAAAATAGAATTGTCTTATGTTCCCTCTATCTACAAACACGCATACTTTGTACTCGGTAGCGTCTTTCGTCTTGAAATCATAACACTGAGTTGTGTATCGTCCCATTCCCTTACGAAGCTCACGGATGAGTTTCTTTGCTTTTTCGATAGCAAACTTTTCTAGCATAGGCTTATCCTTCTTGAATATATCAAAGAGTTCACGCCCCGTCATTGAACCTATAATCATTCTCTACCCTCCTCTTTTTCGTTCAATTCGCTAGTAAAAGAACTTTTTAATCCATCGTATTGCTTTACCACCTGTTCCAAAGCCTTATTCTTCTCACGCAACTCATCACGCTCTAAGAGTAACTTTCTGTACTTCTCTAACTCATATCTAACTTCTTTCGAGTGAAGCCTCTGTAGCTGATTGTTGAGTTCATTAAGTCTGTAGCCTTGTTCACGTGTTTTCTTACGAAGATGACATAATTCTTCTTGCATTTTTGAATAATTCTTCAATACCCTAAGAGTTATTCGCTCTTCGGGTATATCCTTATTCACATCATTCTTTCTTGCCTTACTCATAACTAAAACTCCTTGTCCTTTAAAAATAAAACGCTTCCAACCAAACAACAAATACCTTTCCAGCCAAGCCTCTTCGCTTGTATTGTAGCCAAAGTATTTATAGGTTTATGTTTGAGAAGTCCATCTTCATCGCACAATAATATGTTATTATCATCAAGATGAACCAACTCGACATAACCACCAACTAAAGCCTGAGCCTCCTCTAGAGTAATCTTTACTCCATTCTTTGGCTGCACCTCTTTGACGATGCAGCCTACCTCGTATAACTTCATGCTCTATAAATTTAAATAAGACATCATATCTTGAACGGCATCCATATCTTTTTCGATACGGTCATCATACATGCTTTTAATACTCTTAGAAACCTCTAATATTGTAAAGCAGTAGTGTTTACCTTTAAAGTAAAAAGGTAACTCATTACAATTCGACTTGTTTGCCGTGAAATTATAAGGACTCCCATGATGAAAGTCAAACTCAAAAGAGCTGTTGTTATCCTTGCATCGCTCTACGACCTTACTTCTCCATTCTGCAATATGTGCTTGCATCTTTTTCTTATTGTTAGAAGCTTCTAACCATAAGGTAGATTGCGCAGCTTTCGAATGATAATAGTTTCCACTATCTAATATCTCCAGCTTAATGCAAAAAACTTGATTTACTGCAATCGGTTTTAATGCTTTTAATGCTTCATCCAAAGCGATAGCCAAAGCTCCACTCTTACAATTATTTGCCCTAAATTGGCTTATAACTTTATATGCAGTCTTCTTATCCATAATCTTAAAGTTTTAAATTTCAACACCAAAATTCTCTGCAAATATCTGAAGCATTGTCAGCTCCAAAATAACTTTCTTTGCCTCGTCTTCACTCATATCATAGCATACTGCAAAACGCTGACGTAACGTAGCACAATCCATATCGTGACGCTCATTTAAGAAAGCTATCATATTTCTTACTAATTCTTTGATATTCATTATCTTAGACAGTTTTTGCGGTGTGTCTCACCTTTTTTATTATTTATACTTTTCAATTGTATTAAAGACATTATCTAAAGCCTCATCGCAATATGCCGTACTAGTTACACATGCGCCTCTAGAAATCGCCTTGTAACAATCTCTAAGACCAAGCAAACCACCAATAAGCTTAGATGCATCATAGCAAGTAAACTTATTCAAGTCCAATGCATCAATAGCATTAATACCATTTTCTGTAATAACACCTTTAATATCATTGATGAACTTCTTCTGCTTTTCGGTAATCATCTTCATAACAATTGTGCTAGTTTTTAACGTGCTCGCTCTGCACTATCTTGCAAGAAACTTGTCTTGCGGCAAATCTTCAAGTACCTCTTAAAGACATTGCAAAGATACGAAATAATTTTCTAACATGCAAATGTTTTATGGTTTTTCTTTATTTATTTAACCTTTCTTTACTTATGATGTTTCTATATTGCATACATTAACAATAAAGGCAGACTTTCACAAGCCTGCCAATACATATAAAGAAGATAATACATTATTATATATAAATTAAAAAGAACATTATCTGTTGTCATACCTGTAGAGTATTACCCTACTTTGTGGAAATACCTTATATATACGTTCTAAGTCTTCGGGTGCATTATCCCTTAGCCATGCAAAACAATCCAAGTCCAAAGACAAACCGCCTGACGCATTCCCAACCTCTGCATTCTCCGAGCGCAATGCTCTGGAGTACATTATCGGCTTAGGCAGATGCCGATGTTTCATATATTGCAAGATTTGCTTTTGAGTAAAATCAGCAAGAGGATAACAATTTCCACCATGAATGTAATTTTCATCCTCATACGACTTCAACATAAGGCTTCGGTTCATCGAGTCTGCTTTCTTCATACCAAAGAATACGTATTCTATTCCGAAACGCTTTTTTAAGGCTTTTACTACCATAGAAAGATTAAGAACCTTTACTTTTGGATTCGGAACGCAATAAACTCCATAATGAAGATTGTATGTTGTATTCCAATGTGGTATCTGCTCGAACTCTATCTTCGGGTATCTAGCCTTCAGCCAGTTTATCCATCGTTGTATATGCTCTAAGTCTTTTACGAGATACATAAATACACATACTATGCGCTCAAACTTATCATATAATAAGTCCAATGTAACAATGGAGTCCTTGCCAAGAGACATCATAACGATACAATCCTTACTCTGTTCACTAGCCATATCAATTACCATATTGGCAACATCTATGGGATTCTTCCTCACTACAAGAGGCTTTACTCGCTTGCGTCCCATATTACAACAAACCTAAAATCTGACTTCCGGAAATACGCATAGAGTTAGCGGCTTCCATGTGCAACATATCACAGAAAATCTGCTTTTGTTCAAAACTTTCGAAATCAATGAATATGAAGTTATCAATATCTTCCTTTCTTTTCTTTCCGACATCAGTACAATGCTGTTTCTGATCCTTGACCTCTTCCTTTGTCATCTTTGGCTTAGCTGCGTGCTCGGCCACTATCTCTTCAGATGTTTTTTCGATGTTGGGTAATTCGGTCATTGGCGTTGGGGTCGTAACTGAAATTATAGGTTCATTCAAGAAATCCTCGCTAAAGTCATCCATGCCCGAATCCTTCAATGATGCTTCCAAATCATCTTGCAACATCTTGATTTGTTCAGTATCCTGTTCCGTGAAGCCAGCAGCCTTGAAGTCTATTTCATCTATGCTAAAGTTCTTGGCAACCAAGTTGTAATCTATCGGGTCTTGCGACTTCGCCATAAACAACAATTGCTCTTTCTCGGTCTTTTCGTCAAAATCAACGGCTTCTACCTTGATGTCATAATCAGTTTCGGGAGTACCATCATAACCTTGGATAAGGTCAACGCTCATCACTCGTTTATGCCCATCTATGAGATTTCCAGTTGTCTCATTCCATTGAATACCTCCAATGAGACCAACTTTCTTAATATTGGCTTTTTGCTGTTTGATGTCCGCATCGGTATGTACCTTCGGGTTGCAAGGGTTCAAGTTTATTTGAGACCTCTTGATTATCTTTGTTTCACTTCCTTTTTTCATTTCAGTTCCTCCTTGTTTTTATCAGCTTTCAACAGAACTATCCTTGCCATTGGGAATACCTTGTATATTTTCTCTAAATCTGCCGGATAAAACTCTTTGAGAAATTTCTGATACTCAATATCCTCAACATCAACTCCTGAACTTTGTTTATTCGTTCCATTTGCTTCTGGGTTCTTTAAACGATGGTCAAGAATATAATCCATTATTTCCTTGTTTTTATATGTAGATAAAGGATAGAATTTCTTCGTCTTCCAATTGATAGCTTCCTTTCCATCCGTATAACTTCTAAGCATAAGCCGTCTGTTCAAAGAATCGGATTGTTTAAATCCATAACAAGCCCACTCTACACCAAGTCTCTTCCTGAGTTTTTCGGTTATATCAGCTAAAGTCCATTGTCTTTGCTTAGGGTCTTGTTTTATTCCCATATATCCGGTTTTTATATCATAAAATAAAGCATAATGAGGAACTTGAACAAACTCAATGTTCGGGTACTTGGTTTTAGCGTAATTATAGTAACGCATAATATGTTCCAAGTCTTTTACTATATACATGAATACTACCACAACTCTCTTGAACTTCTTGTAGCATAAGTCAAGCAATACGATAGAATCCTTTCCACTCAGAGAATGGAAAAGTAATATACTATCTGTCTCCTTGGAAACATCATCAATGATTTCTCTTGCTCTTTTTAGTTCTTGCATACATTATTCTCCTTAAAAACAAG